CCAAACCAAGATAGTGAGCGTAAGCAGCGATAGGGAATCCATCAGGGGATAATTGCTGAATATAAACAGATAGTGACGATTCAGGGTGTTTGTCATTAAATAATTTAAAAGCAGTTAAAGCTTCCTGGAAGCCTTTACGAGGCGGGTTTTCCTTGTTAGCCGCTACCATAGTGAAATGAAAAGAATTTGGTGGTACCCCATACCGCTTTCTTAATTCTTGTTTATTAGATAAAGGTTTAAATACACTAGTATCAATAGCTTCAGGAATCATAGTAGAAGCAAAACCAGCTTCCAGCATAGTTTCATGTCCAAATTTGGAGAAGGTTATTAGTTTGTAAGCATAACGGATTCTTTCGAGAATAGATACTGGAGCTGGAGTTTTATCTACCGGATAGTAAGGTATCCAGTATTTCAGTTTTCCTAAATGGTTAGGATCAAGAGTAGGTATATCCTGCATAGTAAATATGACATTAGCTTTCCAATCTAAGCCGTGAGCAATCAAAGCATCCCCACCATAAGGATCAGCTATCTTTGGATAAATCTTTAATCCATCTAATTCTATTGGATGCCCTTCTAAACCAAAGAAAGCAATGGCTGCCACAGGCCAACCATCTGCTACCAATCTTGATAATAGTGATTTAGTGAAAGTACCATAACCACTGTATGAGTATGGAGAGTTTGAACTCCACAGGATCCTTAAATCTCTACGTTTTACAGGACTGGCTGTTGAATTGGTTTGTTTTCCAGATACCACTCTATCACTCCTTTCATAGTAGTTTTATTCACAAACGTAGTTGGTTTCCAACTTGTTAAGCTAGTAATCTTGTCTATGTCCCCGTGAAGCTCTATTACTTCTCCTGGACGTGCTTCTACATGGGTTATTGGTACTTTGAAGTAATCGGCGATAAGATTAGCTATTTCTAGTATTGTTAGGGATTCTCCCGATGCTACATTGAAAATTGAATTATCCCAATCTTTTAACTCCCATATAGCACTACAAACATCTTGGATATACACGTAATCTCTTTTCTGTAATCCCGTACCGTATACAGTTAATGGTTGCTTATTCATACCTTGATTTATAAGTCTAGGTATTAGCTTTTCCACACTTTGTCCAGGGCCCCAGAAATTGAAAGGCCTTACGATGACAGTATCAGCACCTTGAGTTAAAGTTTCCATCCGACAAAGTCTATCAGCTGCCAGTTTAGTTACAGCGTAAATACCAGCCTGAGCGTTTAGAGGATGATCTTCGTCCATAGGTTTTCCAGGGAAAGCATCAGAACCATAAACTTCGCTAGTGGAAATGTATATCAATTTCACTTTATGTTTCTCACAAGCCTTGATTACATGAAGAGCGCCTTTAACATTAGTGTCAACAAAGTTAAGTTGGTCTTCTAGATCTCCGTGTAAAGAAAAGTCTACGTGGGTTTGGGCAGCACAATGTACAACATAGTCCTGTCCTTTAATTACCTTTTTTATCTGCTCATAATCTCTAATATCAATGCCAGTTCTTCTTGAAGCAATTGATACCTCAACTTCTGGATGATTTCTTCTAACCCATTGATATAAATTTGTACCTAAAAATCCTGTACCACCTGTAATTAGTATCCTCATATTATTATGCCTAGATGTATTGTTACAGTATAAAAATATATATTAATAGCTATACAGTTTTCGGACTTAGTCCAAGAAATATTAAATCCTAATGATAAACCTACATCTTCCATAGAGTATTTTCTTAAATGAAATTTCATGGTTTAACTAAAGTATCAATATACTTCGTAACCTCCTCTGGGAATATTAGATTATATTTCATCTTATCTGGTGCTTGATGACCCCCAGCCCATTGATATGCAACAATCTGTTTATCTTGATCTGTAGGCCATTCATCATTTTTAGGTAGGATTATTTTGCCATCTTTTAGTATTGTATTCGGGGTATATTGTTTAGCGACTAATCCGTGCCATTTATCAGAATTGTCTAGAAATTTAACTTTGTAGGGACCACCTAACTCGTTGTTGAAATAGAAAACGATGATGTTCAATAAATCCTGTTCTTTGAATTGAAAGGAATTAAAATGATCCGAATAACAAAGTTTAAACCAGTTATGCACAAATTGTTCACTTTTCATTACCACAAACCCTGCGTTCACATAGGCCAAAGGGTGAATATCTACGACAGATACTGGATAAGTTTTCATTTCCTTAGGATTGGAATTATTTACCACCGCCATGTCATAATCCCCCTCCCATATATGGTCTAAGTTACCTAGTATTAAAGAATCTGCATCCAGTTTACATACTTCTGTATATCCTTGTTCAAACAGCTTTTTAGCAAAGTATGGTGTGGCCCTGTAAAGAATCATTGGATCATTAGACTGTTTAATGTCGTTTTCACCAAAAAGAATAAAGTCAGTATCTTTGTCGAATTTCCGTAGACTATTCTTTAGCATTTCAAACATTTGAATATACGAGCCTGTGGCTATACTAAAAAAACATCTCATCTTATATTTCCTTTCACTAAGTCCAACATTTGCTTTTGCATTTTTAATTGAGTCATCTGCATATCTTGGCTAAGTTCGTGGCTACTATTAGACATATGATGTTCGTAAGCTTCAGTTATACGATAATGTTTTTTCTTTATCATTTCCTTAGCTTTGTTAATTGCTTCCTTTTCGTTAGAAGCGACTACATCAATGGTAACAACTTCCCATAATCTACCTTCTTCACCAATCATCTTCTCATAGCCTTGAACTTTGTAATGCCAATGGAGATCAGAAAATGGATCGTTTTTCATTTATTTAAATCCTCTGGCGTATCAGTAATAAGCACATCAGTTGTAATTATCATCGAAGCTATACTTACAGCATTTTGCAAAGCACTTCTAGTAACAAGGACTGGATCAATGATTCCTACTTTTATTAAATCCTTAACTTGTCCATCTAAAACATCAATGCCATAAGGATAGGACTTTCCAACTAACTTTTGCAGGGCTTCTCCATAATCTATCCCCGCATTTTCCACTAATTTCTTAAAGGGAGCTTTCAAAGAGGTCAGTAATATCCTTCTCCCAACTGAAAACCCTTCCTGGGGCATTTCAGGAGCTTCCGAAGCTAGATTTAGCAATGTAATTTCTCCACCAGCCACAATTCCTTCATCTATTGCCGCTTTTGTCGCCGCTACTGCATCTATTACCCTTTCCTTTTTTTCTTTCATCTCTAGCTCACTAGCGGCACCAACATTTATAACTGCTATAGATCCTTGTAATCTAGCCAATCTTTCACCCTTGATCTCTTTATCAAAATCATTAGTAACTATTTTAAGTTGTCCTCGTAAATCAGATATTCTTTTGGCAACTTCCTTCTTGTCCCCTTTACCATTTAATATAATAGTCCTATCTCTATTAGTAACCACTTTATCTGCTCTACCAAGTTCTTCAGCTTTTACGGAAGCAATTTCTCTTCCAGAATCTCCTAGTATAGTTTTTGCACCTACTAATATAGCCAAATCTTCTAACTCCTCAATTCTCCTAACTCCGAAAGCAGGAGCTTGAATAGCAGATACGTTAATTAGACCTCTAATTCTATTTGCTACCAAAGTTGCCATCGCCTCATCTACCACCCCACCTGCAATAATCACTAAATCCTTGCTACCTGTTTCTTTGGTAAAGTTCTCAAGAAACGGAAGTATCTCGTAGGAATATTTAATTTCTCTATCAGTAAGTAAGATGTAAGGGTTAGTCGTGACAGCTTCATTTCTTTCTTGATCTGTAACAAAATATGAAGATAAGTAGCCTCTATCTATTTCTATACCCTGCTTATAGTCAATATTAGTTTCTAGTGTTTTACCCTCTTCAACTGTAATTACTCCATCTTTACCTACTTTAATTAAGGCTTCTGCCACTAATCTTCCCACTTCTGGATCGGCAGCTGATATAGTAGCTATCTGTTCTTTTTCTTTATCAGTTGATATTTTTGTTACAAGTTTTTCTAGTTCAACTATAATAAATTTAGCACTTTGTTCTATCTCCTGCTTAACCTGCATAGGATTTACTCCTGCTTGAATTACTTTGTGAGCTTCTTTGATAATAGCTTGGGCTAATATAGTTGAAGTAGTTGTACCATCTCCTGCTACTTGATTAGTTTTTAAAGCCGCACTTTTAATAAGTCTAGCTCCCATATCTTCGTGAACATCTTCTAAATTAATTGATTTAGCTACACTCACACCATCGTGAAGAATAGTTGGTGGTACATCATAGTTTGCTGTTATATCTACCGCTACATTTCTTCCTCTAGGGCCTAAAGTAGAACCTACTGCCTCAGCTACAATATCTATACCTTTAAGTAACTTTTCTCTAGCTTCCGTATTAAACTTAATTAGCTTTGTATACTTAGCCATAGTAACCCATTAGTTCATCAAACTTAACTAATTTTAATTCCTTACCACCTTCCCCAACATCCTGGCCACCCCATCTTTTAAAGATAACAATACGGCCAACCTTAACTGGTGATGCTTCTGAAACTTCAATAACTTTACCCTTAGCAGGTTTTTCTTTGGAACTTTCAGGTTCCACAAGTCCAGACTCTCTTACGCCTTGCTTTTCTGTAATTTCTACTAGAACATAACCTGGAAAGGGTTTAAGTTTCATTTATTTCTCCTACCCATAAAAAGATGCCCACCATAAGCATAATATCTAAAACCATTATCTTCTATAATTTCTTTCAAGCTATCCTGATGATCCTCACCTATAATACATTCTATCTTAGGTGCTACCTTCTTAAAAGATTCATCCATAAATATTTCTTTTTCGCTACCTTCCACATCTATTTTCAATATATCTATTTTGTTAATCTTATTAGTATTAATAAAGTCTTTAAGACTTACTGATTTAATTTTTATCATTTTCTCTCCACTATAGTCAGTAATACTTTTATCTAACAAAGTACTACCGCCAGCACTTGTAGCATGAAATACTCTTGATCCGCCATTTGCTGAAATTGCTTTGTTATATATCTTTATAACTTTATTTAAGTCATATTTCTTAATTCGTTTCTTCAATATTGCAAAAGGGGTTGGGTCTGGCTCAAAAGCATATATCTTTTTAGCAAAGTTAAGACAGTAAAAAGAAAACTCCCCTTCATAAGCTCCTAGATCAAATATAGTAAGCTTTGGGCAAGCCCCTTTATATATCTCAGCTACAAAGATTTCATCCAAAAACCTTTGTTTACTATCCAACAATTCAGCATACAATTCCAATATTTTACTCACTAAACTTTCACTCCTATATTTTTACTTCCTGGTTTTTTAGCTACGAATAACTGTGCATCTCCAGGAATTGTTTCTACAATAAACCCATTTTGTTTAAAAGCGTCTATTAACTGATTAGGGTGTCTACCAGACCATCCGTGGGTTTCACCAACAACTGCGTCTACTTTATCTGATACTTTAGCAAATCCACTACTAGATACTACTTCTACTTCCGTTCCTTCAATATCTAATTTTAGTAAATGACAATGCTCAATCTTTTCATCTTCAAATAGTTTGTCTAAGGATATAGTTTGTACCTTCTCAGGAGGAGTACCGTCCGATACAGCTTGATGCAAGCTATACATTGTTTTATTAGGGTTGTGCCAAAGATCGTAGGTTTTATCATTATCAATAAACAAGGCTTTACGAATTGCTTTAACATTATTTAATTGGTTTACTTTAATCATTTCTGATAAAGCATTAAAATGGGTAAGAGAAGGTTCTACAGAGTAAACCTGCTTAGCATATTTAGAAGCATATAGCGTAAAAACACCAATGTTAGCTCCAATGTCTAATACAACAGCATCTTTAACTTTCTCTAGATAGGGTTCATAGATACGATCTTTATATATCTCACTAAACTGGTGACCAAGATAGTAGTTCTCGAAGTCTCCGTACCAAAATATGCCTTGTAACTTTTCCATAAATTAAAAAGGATGTACTTCCGAGGAAATACATCCATTTCAGGATACATAGCCCCTCGGAAAGCTATATATCCAAATTAGCAGACTACCTATCATTCTGTCAACTAGACTCTTTGCGGTAAATCTGCGTTAATTGCGTAATTCTCTGGGTTAAACGTTGGTTTCACCCACGCTGTTAACGAGTAACTGCCAGCTAAATCTGCTGGCGAAGCTACCGCACTCATTGGAACATTAACAAAGGCAGCGATAGTACCACCATTAACTGTCTGTGCTCCAGTAGCATTGGTTTGAGTTAACAACTTTACATCAGTTGTGCCACCTATTCTTACTGGTAGCCCGAATAATGCAGTTGTTCCACTAGTTCCAATACCAAGGGTTGCTGTACCATTCGCTCCTGCGAAGGTACCAAAAGTAACAGTACCAGTTGTGTAATGAGCAAATACTTTACTACCTGCAACAGTTCCACCATTATCGGCTGATCCAAAACCAAATGACTCAGATATAACTGAACCAAATTGGTCTCGACCAGTAACGGCTAAAGTACCCGCCATTCCAACTGATGAACCTGTGATAGCAAATTCAAGGTTTCTTGGGTAATCAAGAATAGCGTTAGTAACTGTTACAGCCTTAACATCAGCAGTACCTGATTTTCTAGTTCCAATCCAAGAATTTGAAACGCTTGGATTAATTACGTTATAGACAACGTAACTATCTATTTCATCAGGCGTAATTGCCCCGACTGGCGGTGCTGTACCGTCTTGTCCGAATCTTAATGCTGGGTTGTATTTCTTTAATCCTGACATAATTTATTTATTGTATTGTCCACCTCCTAGCCATCGTATAAGAATTATCCTTTGTTTAGTAGTAATTCCAATCAAATTACAAAGTTGTTTAAAAGTAAGCCTAGTGTCATGCCTCCTTTTTCTGGTGTTCTGGTAATTTCGTGGCATTCAGGCTCTCCGCTAATTTATCAATTACTTCTTTTCCTTTTAAATACATGGAGTAATCTTTGCCAAAAAACTTAATTGGATCAGATTCACCACCACGATCTACATTTTTCAAGTATTTACTAGCGGCCCAAGTTCTTTCTTTTAACTGTTCCCCGAACTCTCTTTCCTTTTGCTTACGTAATTTATCTGTTTTTCTAATTGTATTTTCAATTACCTGTCTGTTCTTTTCAGCAGAAAATCCAGGATCCCCTTCTGGGTTCTGTTCTAAATATTGCCAATCTTTACGATGTAATTTCATCGGGGAGGGCTTAGCAGTGAAAGGCGACCCACAAATATATTGTGAAATTACCGCTAAGTCTCCCCCGATGAGTGCTTTGATACGGTCTTCCCTAGTTTATTGATTCACTTCAGGTTTCCGTTCACGATGCCCAAAGCACCCAAAAAGCACCTTTAGCCTGTCTTCTGAGTCAACCTCGCATTAGCAGCTGGTGCTAAACACAAGGCATTAACAAACCAAACCATTCCAGCCTGGTATTTAATCGTGTTTTGAAGTCTCAGTAGATTACCTCCCTGTGGATCTTCAAGCCAATCCATATCTCCTACCTGACAAATTGTCCAGGTATCAAGATTGACGAAGACACATTCTCCATCAGGTACATCGTAGTCTAGGAACACTCCAACTCTCCCTGCACCTGCAGCAAAGGAAAGTCCAGTCCAACCTCCCAATAGATCGGTTTCATTGACTTCTCGCCTCATTGCTGTCAAGAGATCTCCATACTTTCGGTAAAGAGTTTTGTTGACAAGAATAATGAATTGATTGTCCATCTCAGCATATTCTTTAGCCGCAATGTATATATTTTCCATGCGGGTAAGAGTCAATGCTTCAGATACGGAACCAAATTGAGGAGTCCATCCAGTAGTACTTCTAGCTAATCCTGCATAGGTACTTGTTCCAGTAGATGAGGATAGAGCTAATCTAAGACCCTGAATTTCTTGGGTACCAGCAGCGTTACCTGAACCATCTTCGATATATACTGAATCGCTACCTACACTTGCTGTTGCACCTGTAAGTTGAACAGAAGTGCCAGTTAAAGCGGAGACAGTACCATCGGCTACACCTGCAGTACCAATACCAAGTATTTGCCCTGCGGCAAGATATTTGATAGGGTCAATATCTCCATTTACGGAACCATACCAGTCAATACTTCGACCATCATCTAATCCAGAATCGGGCCTCATTACTGAAAACTCAGTACCTGAAACTGATCCTAAAACCTGAGAGACTACACCTACACCATCGCTGTAATGCTGTCTGTTGACATGACGAGCAAAGTCGTCAGCAAGAGTTTTGGTTTGAGCTGTTAGAGCGTTTTCTACGGCTAGGTCTCCTTGGGACGCATCGATAGCCAACTTAGAAATATCCAAAGCACCGGTTACAATCTTTGGAGAAACTGTACCTCGAGAGGTAGATCTTCCAGACGCAGCATTTAAGTTTGCATTGTCATTTGCCAAGTTGGTAACCCCACCATGTCGAGTAGTATATACTGGGGCAATGAACTCATTATTGATGCGATCAACACCAGCATTTCGTTTCATCTGATCAAGAAGTATGGTTTTCTTTGGAAAGTTGTTCCTTATATAAGGAAGCAATATTTCTTTCAAAGCGGCCGTATAGTTACTTAATAGTAAAGCCATATATTATTCACCCCCCTTCAAGCATTTTCTGATCCTTCAGCTCGTTTCATATATGAACGAAGCTGACTTCTTAAGTCTTCAAGGTTTGAAGGTACTTTAGACTCAGGCACTTTTGTTTCTCCTGCTGTTGATATACTCTGAGTTTTCAATCCTTCTGGTTTTATAGTTTTCAGTTTCTTTTCTTTCCATTGATCTAGTTCTTCCTCGTACATCAACTTATACGCTGTTTCAGGATTTTTAATACCATTATCAGCCATATAGTTTAATAAGTTATCTTGATCAGGAACTGGTTTACCTTCTTCTTTAGTCGTTTCTGTAAGTCTATTTATATCTTCCTCTAACTTAACTGCTCCTATACGACTATCAATGTAGTTATTTATATCCTCTACTGTTACCAATCCTAATTCTTTTGCTTGTTTAAGTGCTTGAGTTTTTACTTCTTCTTGTGAACCCGCTTCAGGAACTTTAGGTTGTTCAAGAGACTGTAGTTTTTCTTCTAATTCCTTTAGCTTTTGCTGAGACTTTGTGTATTCAGGCCAATATTTAGATATTGGTCTATCATACTTTTCCTCAGCCTCTTGAGCAATTTTTCCTAATTTAATTAGGTTATCCAGTTCTACTTGTGTATATTCTGTATCACCTAGTTTAACTTTTTCAGGTTCTTGTTCAGGTTCTACTTTTTCTTCTGAAGCTTCTGGTTCCTTCAGAAATTCTTCATCTGCCATTCTCATCACCACCCTTCAAGTTGTTCCGAGTACTAGTCAGAAGATGTTGTAAAGGTTACCAAACAAAAAGACCAACCTTTTTTGGCTGGTCTTCTTTTTTCCAGTTTTGGTGAGTCTTTTTATCTCACTAAGCAATTATACACACGCAATATTTATATTGTCAAATACCAGCTCCTGTAGATGCTCGATATGACATAAAAGCAGGGGATGTAGTTCCTGCTACCGAACCATAATCAATTATTAATTTTGGATTTTGTCCGACTCCAGTTCGAGAATACCAACTTACTTTGTGTGTTTCCGCAGGGTTCTCATTATCATTATGGAGTAATAAAGAAACAATACCGCTACGATTGGCAAGAGCATCTGTACCAAATGCTTCCAATCCCGTAATCATGGAAGTTCCTATCTGAGTATCAGTAAATTGCACAGGGGTTAATGTGCCTGCGGTTCCTCCTGGGTCAAAATCCCCACCGGCAGTAGTCCAATTAGTTGTTCCGTCATATTTTACCCAAGTTACTCCTGTTTCTACCCAAGTACTTGGTCTGGTACAACGATAAACAGAAGCCACTACCGGTGTACCCGTAATAGTAGTTTTGTGCCTATAAAAACCAACACTATTTATGACATTCGTTCCTATGGAACTAATATCAAAATTACTTAAAGCTCGTATCCAACTTGATTTACCTACAGTAATAGTTATCCCTACTTGAACCATTTCATTAGTACCATAATTAGTAGTTGATCCGGCACCAATGCCTTCCATCCAAGCATCAGCAGTCGCTACAAAAGAGCCTAAAGTTCCTACAGCCATTAGATAACTCCTTTTACTTGGGTTAAAGCATCTTCCAAATCAACGTGGACTTCCCATTCATTATCGCCTTCGCCTAAATTCACTCCTCTAACTATTGGCTTAATATTAAAAGTTTTCTTTAAAGTACCAATTAAAGTTTTGTTTCTAATAGTAAATACTCCTTTTGTCATACCTTGTGCTAAAGCATCTTCAATACAAGCAACAATCAATTTATAGTAAGTTGAAAAGGAACCTGTAGGATTAAGTAGGGTATTACAAAAATTGCCTTGTTCAGTAACAATACACATTAGTTCTGCTTCATCACCTTCGGTTGGCTTCATCCAAACCGCACCACCGATTATTTTACCATTATCATCTTTGGCAATATGAATGTGGGTACAATCCTGGTCAACTGTCTTTGCTTCAATATCGGTAATATTAGTTAAATTTGGGATTGTCTTTAAAAGATTAATTATTTCTTCCCTATCCGAAGATTGGAACTTATCAATTATCATACACCTTGCCAGTATCTAACTTGGAGCCAAGCAGTACCAGCTCCTCCCATCCAGTAGGATAATGTACCATTAGTACCACTTGGAATTACTGGATCAAACCTATCTGTTAAACCTCCGCCTGCTATGAAATTACCTCTAGCTAAAACACCAGCACCAGTAGTACCCCCAACACCTATATTAGTAATAGCACAATCTACTGTTCCAGCGTGGACAATAATCTGAACTCCAGATACATATTGTTTAGTGCCAGCACCGCTTGCAGCTATTAATGTACCCCAGACTGCCGCACCTGTTGTACCTAAAGTACCATAAGCCGTGCCTGTTTGGACAGGTACAGAGCTAACGCTAATAGTACCTTCAACATTTTGTGAAGATTCACGTTGATCTGCCATTGTGGACTAATTATACCATAATTAATGGTGGTGTAGGTTTATATAACCTCTTGTCAATAGGCAGTTCTATATCTCGTCCCAAAATGCGGTTGCGTACACGTCTGCAGCCAGAGCGTTATCCATATTAGTTATAACTGCTCGGAATTTAGCTGTGCCAGTACTTACTTGGGTAAAGTATGTATCAGTAGGAGCATTCCAATAGACTGTAGGATTAGCCGCTGAAGAAAATACGACCCCCGCTGTTCCAATTGTTCCTCCCGTATCCTCAATCCTTTGTACTTCTCCCCTTATAGGTACAGAAGAAGACATCAAAACTGACTGTAGTTGTCCTGTTTTAGCATTCGTTATAGCTGTAAAAGAAATAGTAGCTAGTGCCGCTGCTGCTAGTGCTGCGGAAGTTTGGTAACTAAATTTTGGAGATGAAGCTCCAGGATAGTTACTAACTGTAACTGTACCGCCAGCTATATTGGATATTTCCTTAACAGTACCTGCGTTAGTTACAGATCCTAAGTTAGTAACAGTTCCTAATCCAACCGCTGTACCTACGCTTGTTACAGTACCAGATACCAAATTTCCTAAAGTTCCACCAGTAATTGTACCAGAAGCTACTGCCGCAATAGTACCAGTTACAATATTATTTACTACTCCTACAGTACCAAGAGTATTTTGTGTACCAGCGACAATGGAATTAACAACGCCAACCGTTCCTAATGTTTGTTGAGTTCCTGTAGATATATTGACATAAGTACCTGCTGAAGCACCACTTACTTGAACCGTACCACCTACTCCTATAATCGAACCAATAGTTCCACCTACAATATTGGTAATTTCTTTTACTGTACCTGCATTTGTAAGTGACCCTACATTGCTTAATGTACCAGCCCCAAGTACTGTACCAACAGTACCTAACGTGTTTTGGGTACCAGCTGCGAAAGAGGAAACTAAAGTAACAGTACCATTATTTATATTGGTTACTACATCACCTGCGGTTTTAGTTTTTACTGGTAATGGCGTATATTGATCTGCCAAATTACCTCCTTAAATAATAAAAGACGCTTTGAGCGTCTTCTATTTTACGTTCTTTGGCAAGCTTTTATCTTGCTAATTAAATTCTATTACTCTTGCTTTTGTTTGTCAACTGTTTCTTTTAACTTCTTTACTGCGTTATCTAAATTAGCTACCTCTTTTTTAGTAGCTTCAATATTATCGTAAATACGTAATTTTTCATCTTCCACTTCTAATATACGTAATTCTGCCCTTCGCAAATTAAGGTTCATAGCATCACGTTCAACTTCTAATCTCTTTAACTCTACTTGCAAGTTTGGTTTTTGATCCATTATTCACCAAGAATCTGACCCTCAAAGGTTTGAGAGTCCCCATTTTCATTTTGTACTTTTAATATTACTGCTGTTGAAGAAGGTATTGTCATAGGGTTTGGTAAAACCACCTGAGCTACCTTATCAGCAATGTTAGTTCTATAAAAATAGGTTATAGTACCAACACCAATTTCTAAAGTAAAGTAGCCTTGACCTGATCCTGTAGCTAAAAATCCTCGCAACTTAAAAGCTGTTCCTGCCGTGTAATTTACAATCGTCCCTACTGCTTCAGAAACTAAAGTACCACTGGTACCATAAGTATTAACCGCAGGAGCAACAGTCTGTTCTGCTGTGAAAGTACCAGCTTCAAGAACATTCAAAGTTCCGCCAGTTAAAACCTGAGCGGTAGTTCCTGCTGGCCCTAGGTTGTAAACGTACTGAGCACCTGTACTCGAATCAGCTCTGCCTTGTACTACATCTTCAGTACCAACTGCCGCAGTACCAGAGGTACCCGCTACATAAGTAGTAGTTTGGAACTGATTTTCGTCTTGTCTAGCGTTCTGAGTTGCCATTTCATTTCAATCCCTTTTTCAAGTCCTTCATAGATTGCTGAGGCCCTTTAACTTCTGGTTTTGGTAGTTCTACAGGTTCAATTTCTTCAATTTTACGTATAAACAAAACCCTTCTAGTGGTGTTACCATAAGGCTCCATTACTTCAGCTTCAAGGCCGTTTATCTTCAAAAATTCAGCAAATTTAGCCTCAAATTGATATAAATGAGAAAAAGTCTCACTTGGATCAAATATTATAGTTTGTTCAATAAAAGCTACTGGTTTTGCCATATTATTTACTTCTAGCCATCTCTATAGACTCCTTACTATAAGTACCATATTTCTTTTTTTTCTTACTATGTTTTCCATGAGCCCATTTCTTAGCTATTTCTGGGTGTTTTGACCACATAAACCTTCTCTGTGCCTCAGACTGAAATGGCATATCAGTCACCTCCTTTTTGAATATCTGCTAAAGCTTCGGCAGTAGCCACTTTACCTTCCTGAACTCTTTGTTCAGGTGAAGAAACTGCTCCTGTATCTTGCATTACTTCCGCCATAGCTGTCTTCATTTGTTGAATTTGGTTTTCCTGTATCTGGCTACTGGAAACACCTTGCTCTAAAGCCTCCATAATCTCTTGGGTAACACCAAATCCGTACAAATCCATCAGTTTCCTTATAAATATTTGAGTAAATTCTGGACTGAGTAACCCAATATTGGCAATTTGCACAATGAAATCTCCCAATTCCTTTGCAGCTGCCTTCTGTCCTTCCTTGGTGTAACCCAGTCCAGATTCAACTTGAACATCTACCCTATAATCCTTACCCAGGGGTACAACTTCTCCTGGTGTCTCCACACCTAAGGCTTGTCTTTTATCCAAAGCTGTTGCTCCTATTATATCAAAATATTGAGGTTCACCTTTTTCAAGGTAATATGACGTTTGAGGATTAACAAAATACCTATCTGCTAAGTCAAAAAACTTCTCAGTGACCCTCTTAACTGTATTTTTCAACCTTCTGGAAGAAATTACTAGGTTTGCGTACTCACTTTCTTTAATTGTTTCCAAAGCGGCATTACTCCTAACCCCTGTTGGCACCTTTCCTAGAATACTGGTTGATACACCCTGTTCTTCAATTAAATTAGTGAGAAGATTCATAAAATTAAAGACAAAATTAGGCATATTAGCAATCTGAGCTTGAACAGGCGGTGTAGCCTGATATTCTATAATTTGACCACCTGCGGTATTGTTAATATCAAACTGTTCCCCCTGTCTTTTCATCCAAGCCCCTGTTACCATAGTATGAATGTATCTTTCCAGCCTCGAAACTACCAAATCCAATGATTTATTTGAAGGAATAAATCTTTCTATCATAGGAACTTGGTAAAGCGGCCCTGGTTCAAATCTGAAATCAACTAAAGGATAGTCAGGAAGGTCAACATACTCATCTAATACCCCGATATTACCTTCCACAAAACCATGACGCATAACCACATCACCTGTTTCTTTACCCTGCAATATCTCACCGCCATCTTTTTGTCTACGTATCCTAGCTGAATTATCTTCATTTAAATATTCTTTAATAAAATATTCCTTTTCGGTTACAGTCGCTACCGATTCTGGATTAGACATACCACCATGTCTAGCTTTCATATAACTTTCTTTTATCTCACTTGAAGCATGGCGGTTATCAGGACTAATTTTATCTACCTGGCTAGGATCAAATCTTTCATCTGCTTTAATTTCTGATATAGTTCTGCGTTGAGTCTTAATAACAAAAGGACTATCGCTAAGTTCAGTAACACTTCCCATTACATAAACATCAAAAGCATCAAAAACTTGAGTTCTTATCTGTTCTCTAACAGCATCAGGCCATATCTGCATAAAGGAAATACCATGCTTTGCGGCTAGTATCACCATTAAAGATAACTTTTCACTTACATCCTGTTTCCTAAACTCCTCCTCTACCCAATGACCTGATAATTTAGCTACAAGCTTAGCCCCTTTAACCGCTTCTTGGTATTCTGGGTTTGGGCCTTCCACCATTTCACCTGTTTCTGGATCTGGGGCCATGACAGGAGGATAAGCGCCAACGTTTATTTTTTCTGGGTAGATAACAGGTATTGGATCTTGGCTAAGTAAAAGGTTAGCCATACCCCTAATTTGTTTGCTAGATTTGGGAATAGCCCGAAGGGGATTATAAATAGTGCTTCGATCCGATAAATCAATTATTTTATTTTGCTGTCTGCTTAGATAGCGAAAGTGGAAACCATCATCAAAAAAATTATTATCATACCATCGTCTCTCAAATGATCTACGGGCATCCCTAGCACTAGTCATTAAATCATCTACCGTAGCTCCTATCTGGACGCTGTCTTGCCTATTTGTAGAATAGATACCCACTAAACTTTTAGCCATTAGCCAATCTCCTTACCAATAACTTTCTCCATAAACTCATCATCGTTAAGTTCTGACTCAGGTATTAGATCAGGCTCTTTGGGTATTTCTGCTTTGATTGGTCTAACTTTTTCAGTCAATTCCAAATCCCTAAGTTCTGTAGCTGATTTAGAAATTAAAGCGTTTATTAACTTAGTCTTTTCTTTATTAGTCTCTCTTACATAGAACGCATGATAACCCAATATTGCCAGAATTATTAAACCTAATATAATAAATGTAATTATTGTATTATCCATCTCGCTTTGTAATATTTCTCAAATGGATTAGGAATGAAAAATTCCCCCACACCATAAACCAATTTTTCAGGATGCTCAAAGAACCGATACTTCCTGCCTATAAAAGTAACTTTAATAGGTACATCTCCAAATTTGTAAGTAAAACCATTTTCCGTAAATTCAGCCTCTGGTGGAGCAAATGATTTTAATGTAGATAAAACTTCTGGGGTTATGTAACGTTTTTCCAAACCAAACTCTAATCCATTGCCTGAAAAGTCAACATTCTCTTTTATCGCTTTACCAATACCACCTAAGGATAAGTAAAGGTGTTGGGTAAGGCAACGAGACATCAGATCATCAAAGTCATATAATGCCGCCAAGGCTTCAACTTGACTAATTGAAGTCTGACCACTCTTGCCATTCCCTAGCTTCGACTGTATCTTCATACTGGCTTGCTTTGAGTCTATCATAATGTTTACCAATTAACCCTCTTGGCTTAACTATACTCTCCCGATACAATGGTTGCAACTTATATACTGCTAAGGCGTGAGAGATAACAATGTCATCAAAGTACTCCTCTCCCTGCGGTGCTCCATAATGTACTTTACCAGTCTCTCCTATCTTGTAAGTAAAGTACTCAAATTCTTTCTGTGTTTGTTCTAATGGTAACATACGTATCCTCTTTTGTTCAATCCAAATACTTAACTTTTCAATTAACTCTTTCTTGGTAGTTTCAGTTATTTTAAATGGCTCTACAGGAACACCATCTCTTAGGAGATCATCACAGATCGGATCTCCAATTCCAGTCGCATCAATAACACACAATGCTTTATTGTAGTGCTCTGATAACGCTTTGATTTTTTTCTTTTGAAAACCCCATTCCAAACTTCTAAATCTATCCTGATAGACCTGGGTATTAATGGCAGTATCGTAAACGGTCAAAACCGTAAAGTCCCTCAATTTAGCCAAGTCAGCCCCAATTATATATAAATGATTATCCTTAGGTTCATGCGGCGTAGAAGTCATAATCTCTTTGACACCCCTAAAAACACTCCCTTCCCCCTCCAACCAAGCACATTCCCATTCCTGTTGGTAAAAGTTTTCACTCATTGATTTTCTAGCTTCTTCCAATTCATTAGCAGGTATTACTCCTGACTCCGAAGCCCTCATAATGGAACTTTTCCATTCTGGATTATCACCACCGCCTCTAAGGAAAAACTTGTATAGATGATTCTTACCACGAGGTGTACCAATAAACCAACCCCAACCATCGTTGGCCCTGAGTATTGGTTCCACCACTTGCCAGGCTTCAAATTTCATAGTGGCAAACTCATCCATAATTACCCCTTTACAATCAGCTCCACGCAAAGTGTCCGGATCATCTGCCCCTTTAAGCTGTATGTAGGATCCATTATGGAAGTAGCAAACTAGTTCCTGCTCATTTTTCTTTTTAATAAGCTCTGGGGGAATTATCCTAAACAACATATTAGGATCACGCCATACCGCATCCTTAGCTTCGGAGTACGTAGGAAAAATGTGCCAATAGGCTCCAACTCGGTACTGGCTTTGTTTTATGAGTTCCGTCACAGCCGTAGTGGTTTTTCTGGCACGCCGATGCCACACTAAAACTTTGAACCGCTGAGGAGACTGAAGTACGGCTCTTTGATGTGGATACATTTCCTCCCAATTCGGAAAAGGGATTGTCTGTCGTTGTTGTGTTTCCAATAACTAGATTATACCCATAATCAAGTTACTATTGCAACCTAGCCTAGCCTTGCCTTGCCTCGCCTGGCCTTGCCTTGCCTCGCCTGGCCCTGCCTCGCCCTGCCATGCCACGAATAGATCTACTTAGACTTTCTTGGTTTTAAGTATTTCCTTTAATTGAGTCAACTCTTCGAGAGTAAACTCAGCTGCATCTAACGCCCGCTTTCCTGCCATAGCCGCATACTGAGTAGCAACTCCAGCCCGATCTACTTTCTGGTTAAGAACATTGGCAATCTCCTGGTTGTGCATCAAGAAGTTACTTAGAGTAGTTTTTTGGTCAGGAGTCAATACAGCAGTGTCAATATGAGTCGCTATAAAGGTAGATTGTTTAATCTGTCGCTTTGACCTTGTTTTATGAGCATCTGCTCCTTTATACATTTCTACCCCTTCCACTATTCTGTACCCTTCGTTTGGCGCTACTTCTAACATCCTGTTTTTCTTGACCATTAGTTCTTTGTTAGCCCGATAGATGTAATGTCGACTGTTATCAACTTCCTTGCCAATGGCTTCTCCAATCTCCTCATAAGTAACCAAGTCTCCCAACTCTTTGTCAACAATATAATCATAGAGCATTTCCCAATACGCCTTTTCATTCTTTGGTTTGAACATTGTGTTTGTTGTCATAATTTCTCCATTTAACCTCGCCTTGCCTCGCCTTGCCATGCCACGCCCTGCCAGGCCCTGCCTCGCCTTGCCCGGCCAGGCCTTGCCACGAATTACTCAAAGGTAACGACATTAAAGGTACCAAATATGCCAGGCTTTTTAGGCGCTGACGGCCTCCAATCACCAATACCAGCCGATTCACCCGCCGAGACCAAAAGAGCTTTTATATCCTCTTTGGTTAAGTCGTCGTTCTTTGTCATAACTTCAAACTCCAATTCCCAGCCTATTGGCAGTTGGGTACGAGAACGGTCTACTCTACGGCCCGTAACAACAGCTCCGCACACATAAATCCAATCATTGGCTTTGATGTCTTCAAGAGTAATTTCTTTTAATTTACCATCTATCTTACACTTAATTGGAGGTTCAAACGGGGAAATTATTAGAGTGGAGTTAACAATTCTGGACAATGCAACTTTCCCTTTTTTTTGTCCTTTAGAACCGTCGTAGATAGAAGCCTTGATATTAGCAGCCGGAATGACAACTTCACCCGCCTCGTTAACATAAGTGCCTTTAACCCACTCATCAGTGTAAGACAATCCAAAAGTTTTTCTAGTAGGGACCTCACTGACTGTGGCAACGGTATACTTGTGGAGAAGAAGGGGTTGATTTCCTTTAATTTTAACTCTGTACTGCATCTATTTCTTCACCTCCTTTCGGATATAATATTAGTATAATAGTATTATTATACTAATTTGTTAAGGGGGTTGTCAAGCGACATCCAAAATCGTGCTTAAGTTTGTTTATTTGAAGCTAAAGTTTTTGTTTTGGTCTGTCCCATCCTTTTAAGTAACCCACCAATTCCTCAAACTCCTCTTGAGGAAGCTTTAGTTGATTCATCTTCCAAGGAGATATCAACCCTTCAGTGGTGACTGATTTCTTAGCTAATTCTACCAAGCGTATTTTATCCATCATTTACCTCCTTTAGGTGTATTCTTAACTTGTGAGTCTTTGGAGATAGGGTGGAAGCCTGTATCTTTCAATGTGTTTTCCACTTTCAAATCCTCCACCATCTCTGCACGTTTAATTTCTATATCTTTATTGCTAGATATCTTACCCTCTACAATAGAATTTTTTATATTTGGGGAGATTAACTGCCTTATAATTTCAGAATAGCTGCAATACTTATTTATGGCTTGAGAGCGAATCCAATCGAACTGCTCTTCCTCTAAATTAATTAATAATCTGCGCTTCATAAGATAACTATATATCAAGATATATTAGATGTCAAGATATATTATTATTCTGTGGATATTTTGGCTAAGTGTGCCCATATTGTATAGGGGTACCCCCTCGACTGGACAACCCATTCACTTTTACATTCAGAACGAAGCGATTAGATTTAATCTTGATTGAGCTTAGAAGATAAGCGAAGTTTACGTCTATTCTTCCAGTCCATTCTACCTTTAGCTATGGCTAGGTGATAGGACTGTCTAACAGTACGTGTAAGCTTATCAGCGGCCAACCTACGTTGTATCTGCCTAACTGTTACATCTAGGTGTAAAGCATCCTTTATCTCTTGTGCAGACGCTCCTAACTGGTACATTAACTTAACTTGCTCATAATCCTTTAACCATAGTTTTATCATAAATAGATTATACGACTATAAACTAGCCTTGTCAAGAACTATATACGACGTAACGTAGAACAATAACCATTATGCGACGTAGTGAACCTAGCTAGGTTTAGTAGCCTTAGTAGGTATAGCCTTATGAGGCTGTGTAAGGGACTGAGGAGGGAGATAACCACCTGACATATCTAACTGCACTGTTACTGGTTGATTACCTTCGTTGATTTGCTTAGACGTTTCTACATAGCCATGATTAGCAGCTAATATGAACCGTGCCATGCTTGGGTCGTACTTACGTTTGATACCATTTTGTACTAACATTTGTTCTTGAACATATTTTAGATAATCTACTGCTTCCCTAAACTTATTATTACCTTGCGAATAGAACTCTATCTTCCTTACATTAATACTTAGCTTATAACATATCTCTTTTATGAAAGGTAGTTTGTCTATCTCTTGACACTCGTTAACATAAGTCTTTATTAACTCTGGCCATTCTTTACGATAAGAACTCGGTCTACCTAGCTTCTTTGGTCTTGCCATGCTTCAATTATACTACTTTAAATCAAGTTATTTCAAATTAGCTTCAAGTAATATAAGAACTTGTATGAATAGTGTTGTTATATCAATCTATTTATATCTTTTTGAGGCTAGTAAAATACTTGACATACTTATACAAGGGGTTGTATGATGTAATTGTACATTAAGTTAAAGACTAAGGTTCCTTGACTGGGTAGGATTAAATCAGCCCGTAACTGACAAGCCTTAAATTAGGTAGAGTTGAATTAGACTCTTTAAATGTAATGCGGTCGGTCGCTAGGTTAGAAACCCAAGACGGTGTATAACGCCTTACGAATAACATTATTCAATTAAAAAAATGATCTGCAAAAAATGTAAGAAAAAAACTCAGCGGTTGGATTTAGGTTGGGTAGCGAGGGTTTGCGAGAATCCTAATTGTATGTTAGAAGGGATACCTGTGTTTAGAATTAAATTGTAAGATTATTCTGGCTATATATGGATAAAGAAACAGAAAAGTGGCTTAAACATAATCATATATCTAAAAGGAAAGAACTCACAATCAAAGAAGCAGGAAGTTTAGGTGGTAAGGCTACCTTAAAGAAACACGGCAAAGAATACTTTAAAGAATTAATTAGGAGACGCTGGGGTAAAAAGAAAATCAACGCCTCAAAGAAATAAAATCCGGATGATTGCTTTCTACCATATGGGCAACATGTGTCTTTATTTCATTTTCCTTATTAGGCCAATATGTGTGTATATTTGGTAACGTATCCAATATACATTTTGCATCTTCTGACCAATGGCTAATACCATCATGTGCATAATCTTTATCTCTACCATTCGCTACCAATTTTACCGGTATTTTTTCATGGTTGATATATGTGCGTAGTGTTTCAAATGGCCTGTATATCAAAAATGGTGTAATACTATATACAAAAGTTATTTTACCTTCTAAAGCTAAACCTACTGCAATATCCAAACCTGCTTGCTCGGCTGCACCAGGGTTTAAATATCTATTTGGAAAATAATCCCTAATTTCATCAAACGCACCATAGCCTAGATCAAAACAAATACACCATATATTTTTGTTTGCTTTCATTTGATTATACAGTGCACTTACAAATTCTTTTCTCATTGTAGTTTCTCCATAATTAATTTATATTCTTTCTCATTCATCACTTTATAGTGGGCTTCTTGAGGTTCTTTAAGAATAGGCATAAGTAAATTGAAATTAGTTTCTCTAACATTTATATAATCAATATGGTTTACAATCCACCGTGTGAACTTATCCGGTTGTTTGTAGGCAGACCAATTATTCCAATTAATATATACTTTTAGATTTTTTAATGACAATCCATTTTGTATTCTTAACGCTTCCCAAACGCTACCTTCCGCACACTCCCCATCAGACATTAAACAGTAAACATTTTTATTAGGTCGTGCAAATGCCATCCCAAGAGCAATCCCAATCCCATGACCAAGACTCCCAGTAGAGCAATCAAGACTACATAAACTACACCTATCAGGATGCACTCCATGATGTCTAAAAATATCTTCAGCATTTCTACCTCCATATTTTTCTAATACTACATATAATGCTAACCCTGCATGACCTGAGCTAAGTATAAACTTTTCGTTTGGTTTCTTAATTTTAAATATGTCATCAATAATATCTACCGAAGTCAAACAAGATCCTAAATGAGATAGTTTATTTCTGTATGAAATATCAATTATTCGTCTTTTTAAGTCTTTGTTCAATATGTCCATAAGTCTTTCTTAAACCTTCTTGAATGTTTGTTTTAGCATAGTTAAAGAAAGGTATTTCATAACTACGCTTAGTGCCTTTTTTAACTATAACCTTTCTGCCTGCTATAGCTTGCAATCTTCTGGCAATCTCTCTATTCCATCGTCTTTTGCCTGTGCCAATACCAATTGATTGTCCTTTTAATTTAGCAGATTCTTTCAAAGCGACTAATAACCCATCTATAAAATCATCTACATATATCCAATCATGGCTAACATCAGTTACAGTAATGGATTTACCTTCTGATATTCTCTTACTAATTGAAGGGATGAATCTAAACTCTTTTTCTTTTTCACCATAAACAGAGTATGGTCTGATATTTATAACAGGCAAATCATACTTTCTCACAAAAGACCTAACTAAATACTCACCACTAGATTTAGTTGACCCATAAAATGTATTTGATTCGAGATTATGTTTCGTGGTAGAAATGTTAGCAAACCCTTTATATGGTAGGTATCTAGTAGCCCACAATAAATTGAAAGTACCAACTACGTTAGCTTTAAATGTTTTGTACTCAGATAACTGGAAGTAGTGATTCCCGTAGGCGGCTAGATGGATAACATATTCAGGATTTATTTTAGTAATATATTTTCTTAAACTTTTAGGTTTATCTAATTTATTTCTTTTTAGTCTGGTAACCTTATGCCCTAATTGTTCCAAACGAGCTACCAAGTGAGAACCGATGAAGCCATGACTTCCTGTAATTAAATACTGTGCCAAGATTATTGCCTCCCTTCTTTATATATATTGGTTCACTGCAATGATCACAAACTACCGTAAAAGAATCACCTATTATTCTGGTGATGCCATTATGAAACCGGAGAACTAAAAAATGTCCTTGATTATCTATTTCACCTAATACATTTATCTTACCTTCCGTTTCACATGAAGGACACCTAATTAAGTTTTTCATAGAATATCTGAGCCCTTCTTAATCCTTTAGGTGTACCTATATCCCAGTATAGTTCGTCTTGGAAAGATAAAGTTACTGAAGGCGGCACCTTATTTAATGCTTTAAAAAGATCATTAATCATAAAAGGCACATCATCTGGAATGTAATTTAATACTGATTTACTAAATATATAAGTACCGCCATTATCAAACTCATCTTGGTGAGTAAAAACAGTTGCCTTTGAGTTCATCAACTCATGTCCTTTCAATAACTTAGCTATATTAATATTACTAACAGTATCACCATTACAAACAATGAAAGGATCAGATAACCAAGTACTAATTCTTTTTAAAGCCCCTGCTGTACCCATATCTATCTTTTGTATATCATAGCTTATTCTTTTCTCAATCAAAGGTAATATCTTTTCGGGTTTATACAGTAAAGAAGCACAAATTATCTTAATACCATTATTATTTAAGTTATCAATTATATAATTAATGACAGGTTTACCTGCTACTTCTAGTATTACTTTCGGGTTTTGATCTGTTAAAGGTAGGAGCCTTTTACCCCTCCCCCCTGCTAATATAACTGCCCTGATGTCTTTTGTATTTAATTGGTAGTATTGAGGATTTTGGTTTCTAACCCGTTCCAACATATTGAAAAGTCCCATTGAGTTAGCCCCTCGTTGTTCATTTTAGTTATAAATTCTTCTTTATGATTTGGTTTAACTATATATATCATAAAACCACCACCGCCAGCACCACACAACTTACCACCTAAAGCACCATTCTTTTTTGCTTTCTCATATAGACTATTTATCCATGGTTCACTTACTCCTTTATTTGATCTTTGTTTGACCCGCCATGATCTATCTAATAAATGGCCCACTTTTTCAATATCACCTTGACCAATAGGTTCCATGCTTTTTATAGCTATCTGCTTTATCTCATTAAGTCTCTGTATTTGTTCAGGTTTTAATGTTCGTAATCCTTCTTGTATCTTAGGATTTACTCTATTCTTGCCAATATATAAAAGCACTAGGGAAGGAAATATTTTATCTATAAAATTAGTACCTAAAGGCGTTACATTCACAGACTCTTTATTAAATTCAAATACATTAACACCACCATAGGTAGATGCATATTGATCTTGTCTACCTCCAAATAGACCAATCTTATTTACTTCTATATGCCAAGCCTGTTCAGCAATCTCACCCTTATCCATACTTAATCCTAAAGATTTACGAATGGCTCCCACTGTAGCCACAGCTCCTGCTGCTGATGCTCCCATACCAGATTCTAAGGGCAGATCAGAAATACTATCAAATCTAACGTGGTGCATATTACCCATCTTCACAAACCTACTGTTATCTTTACTTGCATTAAATTCATCAAATATTTTGTGCATGAAATTAATATCACCACTCGGAGGAATATTATTTAAGCTTTTCTTAACTACATCTTTTTCAGTATAGATAGTAATATGTTGCCTTAAATTGATAGCCAAACTAACTACTAACCCACCAAAACCCATAAAGTAGCTATCCATATCAGTTCCACCTCCGAATAAACTTATCCGTGTTGGGGCATGAGATTCAACTATCATTCAAACTCCTTTTCTACTTCTTCAACTACATCGTGCATAAGTTTTAATTGATAATTTTGTATATCACCAACGTCTTTTCCCTTCCTAGGCCACTCCAACACTTGAACACCTTTAGATTTAGCTACTTGAATTGCATAATTCACATTAGATGATTTACCGCTAGTAGATAAGGTAATTAAAAGATCACCTTTATTAGCTAATGCAGATAGAGGACGAGAAAAAACAAATTTGAATCCAAAATCATTACCAATAGCGGTAATTAAACCAGGATCATTCAAAGCAATAGCAGGTAATGATCTTCTTTCTTTCTTATATTTACCTAGAAATTCATTAGCAAAATGTGAGGCTTGAGTAGAACTGCCTCCATTACCACAGATAAAAACTTTATTGCCTTTTTTAAATACTTCAACTATGTTACGAGCTATAGTTTTGACAGCCATATCGTCTATCTTCTGTTTGTTTATATTATCACTTTATATTTTTAAAAACAAATTTGGCGGGAGAAGCTATCCGTCCATAACTTCTCCCTGACCCCGCCATAAGTAATGACCTTCTTTCGACTGGTGGTGCTGGCGGCAGGGGCGGGGAAAGAAGGCCAGTTACTCCCACAAGATAAAGGATCACCTCACTTCCTCCACGACCTCCTCGGCTTCGCTGCCGCAAGATAGACACCGCCATTTTCTATACGTTGCGTCTGGCCTATTCCCAAAGACGCAAAGCATCAGATCGTGGCAGCGTGGACAACGCTTTGACCCTTTTGAGCTGGTCATCAGGACAACCAGTACTTGACCAGAATATGGGCTGGCGTAACCACGAAAGACCGATTCTGACATTCAATGGTGACTTCCACCCTAGCCTTGGGATCTTTCGTCATCATCTTTTGTATCCTTCCTAATTCTTCCTGTTCCAGTAACAAGAAGGCAATCCCTCGTTGGGTGAGAAGAGCACAGTCTATAAGCACTGGAACCTACCTCCCTTGAATTAAATCTCTCGTTTAAAAAGCAAAACCTTTTTCGTTACCACATTTATTACAAAGCCAGTATTCACCGCTGACCTCGTCAAAAGTATCTACATACGTTTCGTATTCAAAACCATCTCTATCACTCTCCCTTACTTTACCACAAATATCGCACTTAGTTAGGCTTGTCTTCATGTTCTAGTATGCTCCTAAGATACTCGCCAAGCTTACCAGAATATATAATACTCCTATCACTAATAAATATGCCACGAGAATCAATCCGCCTACGCTCAATATCACGAATAAGATTGTCGATACCAGTCCGTTTAGTTTGTCGAACCATTTCATAAATACCTCAGATAGTTCCCATTATTGTATTGCGTCCAATGCCCCCAACCACCTTTAAGATATTTTTCATAGTAAGCATATCTAATATTTTGAGCTGGGTCAAATATCCGTACTCCGTGAAGTTGCATAAGGCCATAATCAAAAGTGGGGCTAACAGCATTGGGGTTACAACTACTCTCACTTGCCGCTATGGCCATAGCTACATCAACATTCCAATCGTATCTAAGAAATAGCGGTCTATACTGCTCACACTTAGAAGATACGTTAGAGAAGGTCTGAGGGGCTGGTGGGGTGTGTTTTACCAAAGGCATAGCCTTTACCTTCTTAATTGCTGGAGGCTTCTTTTCTACTGCCTCGGCTAACTTAACCTCTTGAATTTTCTTATCTTCAAGCTCTTTTATTAAGTTGTTTTTTTCTTGTTCCAGTCTACTTACTTTACCCTCATTTTCCGTTTGCATCGAACCATTAACTGCCAACACCAGAACAAGTAAGGCTATGGCTGAGTAAAAGAGTAGCTCAAACCACTTAGCCTTTTGTTTATTTGGCATAATCAGGGAATAAATCCCTGAGAATCCCCCACCACTGAAGGCAGCACCTGCCCTATACTACCAACATTTGGTGTGGCAGGGGAGTCTCAGGTTATGAAAGGGAGTGGGCTTCTCTCACAACCTGATTTTACCACTTGGGTATATTATACCCCTCTTGTTAAATTACTTGTCAAGTTTATCCTTTTCCTTGAGGTAGTCTATAATTTTATTTATCTTGGGTTATTTCACATTAACTACTTCTTTGAAATCCCTTAATTTAGATTCCCAAAGAATCTCTGACACTCTACCAACCACCTCATATTCTTCTAGGTTTGGGTAGTTTTCACTACTCCCCTGACCTAAATCTTCTTTTATAATGTGCCAAACCTTGTGATTGCCTTTGTCTGGGTCTTTTTTATCTACTGCGGTTACATAGCTTTCAATTGTTAATTTCATAATTTATTCACCTCCTTTCACCCCTTTTGTTTCTAAAAAATTTATTTATATCTTTGACTGAATCAAAAAAATAAAATTGGTTAGTTCCAGTCTCATCACCTATTCTACTCAAAACATACGAATTTATACCCACTACCCTAAGCCACCAACCTTGAACTTCTGGTATTAGTTTCATTTCCCCTCCTTCTGTTCTAGGGATTGTAAGAAGTTTTTCAATTCTACAAAGCACTTCTTATGCGTAATTCCATTGTTGTAAGCCCATATCTCTACCTCCTCCAAAGCCTCTTCCCTCCCAGCTTGGTAGGCTTTTGCTTCTACTTTTGAGACAAAGGATTTTATTTCTTTTACATTGTCTGGGCTTCTGCTATACATACCTTTTCCAAATTTAGCTTTTGCTACCATAGCACTTTTATTTGTAGGGTGTTTTTCTAATTCCCCATAACCTAAAAAATAATCGTGCGTAAACTTTTTATCAAATTCTTTTTCTGTTTCTTTATCCATAATAATCTTAGGTTTGTACTTTAATATGCTGGGGGCAAGGATTTGTTAGCCTTAAGACGTCTCTCGGGCATATCTCACCTTGCAGCAGCCCTAGGAAGGGGACACGGGCTTACTCTCATTTCACCCCACGCAGCTTTACCCTATTCAGCCACCCCAGCATATTAGATTGTTAACCTTCTATCCTTCGTCTTAATCACTTAGAAAGGGTTGGCGGGTGCTATCTTCTTGGGGTTGATAACGAACAAATGGATGTTTGTAGACCAACCCTTTCTAGGTAGATCCCTCTCACTTTCCGCCTATTTAATCTCCTCTTTAGTTTCGTAAAGAAGCGAACAGCTTACCTTATTTTTTATACACACGTTCACTTCTTCTTTTGTATCTCTCGGTACTGGCATGAGTACGTAGTTTTTGTTAAACCACACTCCGCCATAGGTAATTATTCCCAGTAACAGAACAATTACGCCTAAAAGTACGATCTCTCTAACTTTTGGCAGGTTCATTTTTTATCACGCTCCCTTCAATTTATTTCTTCTAACTCTTTTACTCTGTTTTTAAACCACTTTTCAATATCGTTCAAAAATGCTGACTCTGCTGCTGACCATGCTGCTGACCTTGCTGCTGACTCTGCTGACCATGCTACTGACCTTGCTGCTGACCATGCTACTGACCTTGCTGCTGACCATGCTGCTGACTCTGCTGACCATGCTGCTGACCATGCTACTGACTCTGCTGACCATGCTGCTGACCATGCTACTGACCTTGCTGCTGACTCTGCTGACCATGCTGCTGACCTTACTGCATCTCGGTTCTTCTTGGTGTCTTTGAATAGAACCTTCTTGGCTGCTTCTATAGCTTCTCTTGGTCTTTTATCGTTTGGAAACTCTTTCTCAAAGTTAGATAGTACTTTCTCGGCGGCATAGATAGCTAGAGACAAACTGTCTTTCCTAGTCCACTTCCAAGCCTTGACTATCTTCATGCTTTCGTTACAGGTTTTATCTTCATCGTCTAATTTCTTTCCTTTAGTTTCTACCTCTGCAAGAACTTCTCCTTGAATATAAGAAGAGGCATAATACATGGTTGGTGAGCAATGATAACCTGTTTCGCAAAGTTTAAGTTCGCCTTCCCAAGTTTTCCATTCACCTATCGTCCACTTTTCGTTTCCGTTTTCAGAAACTATGTTTTTACCTTGTAATCTTAAAAACTTAAATTGTTTCATGTAAGTAAAATATAAATAGTAGTCAGTATCGGTATTCCCAGGATTATTCCTAACATTAGGTAGTGGTTGTCTTTTGGGTTAGGGTTAAATTTTATATTGCTTTCGTGTTTGTAGTTCATCAGCATTTACCTCCAACTGTATCGCTAGGTATAGTAACTTGACAGGTTGTATTCTTGCCCAGCTCATTAAACAAGGCTAAGACTCCTAAGATTAGTAATATTGTCGTGACAATGGCAACTTTATTTTTCATTCTCTAGTATCTCCCTGTAGACTTTCCTTTTTTCTTCTTTCCAATCCTTATAGAAATCATCGTTTAAGTGGAAGAAGTCCAGCCATTGCCATAGGTTACCTGTCTCAACCGCCTGCATTGGACTCATGCCCTCTGATCTATAATCTGAGGAGATAATACTTAAACTCTTGTTGTATTCCTTGTACGCCCACTCACGGCGTTTGGGAGGGCGATATTCGTCTTCCTCAGCAGATTCTACTTTATCCAACTTTTTCTGGGCCTCATGCTTTTGTTTATTAGTATAATCCCCCTCCTCCAATTCTTCTTCAAATAATTCATCAACAGAATCAACTTCATCAGTAGCTGGAGCCGTTTCTTTGCAAGAGAAATTAGGACAACCATAAAAAGCATTGTATCTTTTACCTGTCTTTTTACTAACACCAGAAGGAATTAACTTCATTGGCAGATCATGTACTTCACATTTAACAGTCATACTATTTCTCCCATATTGTATTAACTTGTGCTTTAGCATACTCTATGCCGTCAGCATAGCCTTGTTTATAATCCTTTCTGTTAACACTATCTTTACCGTATTGGAATCCTTCGGTGAAAGCCTCAGTCATTAACATCTTAGTGGGATTATCTATTCCATTAAAAGTGTCTCTTAGCTTATGATCCATAATTTTGGTGTGGAAATCAAAGATTCTATCCACAGGCTTTTGGCTAACATGAAAAGCGTAATCTTCAGTTGTATCTATCATTTAATGCTTCCACCCTTCCTTCACCCCAATCTTTTAAAAAAGCATTATACCGATTTAATAGAATTGATATAGCTTGCAATCCTTCAATAGTGTCAATCTTGTCTTCATTCATGTGTCTATTTAATATCGCTATTGCTTCTATATACTTGTGTCCGTTATCATTAATCATTTTCAGCGTCCTTTAACCCCACACAATAAGAACAGTCGCAATCGTGGTCGATCTGCACATTGATTTTGCAGTTGTCGCAGTAAGGGCCTTCGTTTTCGTCTTCTTGGGTTGTTGGCATATAGCTAGAGCAGTTATTAGTGGGAACTTTCCCTGTTGTGATCCCGATCCCCTCCAGCTATCTGACAAAAACGCCACCGGTGTCTAACCTTCCTTGAGTACCCTATCACATAGTTACTTTTTTGTCAATACCCCAATTTTAATATATTTGGAAATCGTCTGGCGTGATATATCTACATCAGGGCGTTTACTAATTACCTTTAACTTAATACCGAGATCAAGAAAAGATTGAATCTTGGAAACCATATCAGGGGTCATTTTTAGATAGGCCATAGCATATTATATGCACAGGGTTACATATTTGTCAAGTCAAACGAACAGGGTTTTTTGTCCTTCGATATTTTTGTTTTTCTTCTGAGTAAGGTCGCCTTTAAAATCAACATAATACCAGTAAAGCCAGAAGGGGTTGTCTTTCCACAAACCTACCTGCTTCTGGCGTTTTCCTAAAGCCTTCCACCTGATAGGGTTTTCATTTAAGATGATACTAGGAAACTCTGGGAACACAACTTCTAAGTGTTTACCCTTGCTAATTACATAATCAATTATCTTTTCCCTGATTCCAAACTTAAATTTAAACCCACGTTCCGGCATAGTTTTATAGATTCGGAATCGGTAATGATCTGCGATTGGTAGTAGAGGTTGATTGCCAATTTTAATTATCGTGTTAGACAACATTTTGTCAAGTTCTTAACTTTTAAACAATTGGGAATCATATACTATAAACTTACTCTGCGGTGACATATAGTTAACTCTCATCCCTCTTATAAGAGATTGTATTGTTTGAAAAAACGGCTGTCAAGATAGAATCGAAAATGAACATTTAGTTATAGTCGTTTGGTATAAAAAGGTACGTTTACACTATCAAGTTTACGATGACAACCACCACAAAACCCAACATAGTTGTCTATATTTCTCTTGTGTTCCTTGCCCGATCTTAATGCCCACTCTATATTCCAGCGTTTTACTTCTCTACCTTTCCACGTATGGGTACTATACGATCCTACTTTTCCACAGTCCTCACACTTAGAAGGATTCCCATAATGTCGTCTTAGCCATTGGTGTACTTTTTCGTACTGATAACCATTCATAAGGTAAGTATAACATAAAGTGGGTGTGTGTTTGATAGGTTTAGCCTCGGTGTTAGGCACAACAAAAAAGAGGCAACCCCTTGTTTGAGATTGCCTCCCTAAGTGTGCTACTATTCAGCTGCGGCTTCTTCCTTCTTAGCTTCTTCAGCTGGAGTTTCTTCGCTAGCCTCTTTTACTTTTTCTTCATCATCCATAGTTATCACCTCTTTCTATTCTCTCTATATTTTATTAAATAATGCCGAAAAAGCAATAGCCCCCTAGTACAACAGGTGGGAAACTAAGGGGCTATTAGCTCCGACGTCTACTTTGACGATACCTTCCCAGCTACAGTGATAATTCCTGAAGCTAGAAGTCCGTTTAAGGCTCCATTTACTAAATCTGCGTCTTGGTAGGCTGCGTAAAGCACACCAAGCACAGCTGCTACGATAATAACCACTATTCCTTCTACTCTAGGAATACCTAGTTTTTTGATTGCTTCTACTACCGCTATAATTGCACCAGTTACCAGTGGATCCATTTATTTATCACCACCATCCTTAGTTAAATGATTAAACTTTCCATATTTCTTCCTCCAGGTATTTATTTCCTTTACAAGATTTTCTATTCGACTTGATTGTTTGTTGATATGTGCCTTTAACCTTTCAACTAAAGCGGCATTTTCGTTTACTTGATTCGTAGTTTCCATCCTATTTGTATAAGTCCTGGGTTCTTAGGCAAAGAAGGGTATTTGGTTTTATTCAAATTAATTAGCTTTAGAATAGACACCTTTTTGGCGTTGGATATTTTGGATAGGGTATCACCTGCCTTAACAACGTAATAAACCCTTGACGGGGCTTTGGCGGGCTTAGGGCCTGTGGTTTTATCAGGGTTTAGCCATTTAGTAGTTCCTTTGGTAGATTCGGTGTAATGCAGATGGCTGCCAGCATTAGGGTTCCACCAGCTAGGTTTAGGTAGTACATAACCGCTATTACCACTTAGGGCAATTATCTGACCTTTCTTAACCATTGTGCCAGCCTTAACCAAGAACTTATCAAGATGGGCTGACCAGCCTTGAAACTTCAATCCGCTATAGGAAACCACGCAATAGTTGCCAAAGTCTTGTCCTTTAGGGTTGATACCGTTTTTAATTAGTTTGCCTGGGAATCTGGCTTTAACTGGGGTTCTTTTAGGAGCAAGATAATCTATCCCTGGATGGTTTAAAGAAAACCGACGACTGCTAGCGACTGGTTTAGCTAATACTTCTGTAGATATTAGAGCCATTGATTATATTATACCACTTATATCAATAACCTAGAAATTATAACCCCCATAATTACCGCCCCTACATTGACGGCGGTTAAAACGTTTATTCTCGTCTTTAAGCTAGCCATAGATTCGTGGAGATGGGGAACATCATTAGTAAGTAGTCTATCCAATTTCCTATCCAACTCACCGTAGTTTTTTTCTAACTGTTCTATTCGGTATAGTTGGGTTCCGTTAATAATCTTTGGTATCATTGACCCCCTAACATTTGCATTAAATCTGTCTGTGCTGTAGGTTCCATACCTGGCATTGATGTTTGTGGTGGTTGTGCGTTGTTTAGTAACTGTTTAAGTACTTGTAACTTAGTACGTGCTACTGGGTCTGTATCGGATAACTTCGGTATGTATAGGTTAGCTAGTTCAAAATCTTTATCTGAAATCCTCGCTCCTTGATAAGCACGAAGAACATTAAGTTTAAGAATAGTATATTTCTGATTTAAACCAATTACCTTATTTGGGAGGCCAGCTCCTCCTAAAACACCAACTTGAAATTCATAAAGTCTCCCTTGAGCTGGCCCAAAACCTAGTTTATCATTGCTTGCTATACTATTCATAGTATCGTTTGCTTTACTTAAAAACTCATCGGAAGCACCAGGTTTAGCTTGTCCTAAACTTTGAGATTTATACGCATCTTCTATTTTTGAAGCTTCTTTAGGTTCAAGTAAAATATGGGCTAGTGATACCATGTCTGGAGTAATATTGACACCTTGTGATATACTTTGGTCAAATGAAGATGGTACTTGTTCTCCTGTTACTTGCCCCGTTTGTCCTGCTTGGCTTGGTAATTGCATTAAATCTTCTGGTGTGGCTTCTGGGAAAACTTCACCTCCCGTGGCTTCTTGTGGAAGAAAAGGTAAACGAGGAGCAATTTGGGAAATAGCTCTACCAGCAGGTACTTGTCCAGCAATTTCTGCTCCTGTTTGTAGACCTCTACCTAATACATCAGCTCCAGTTTGAACTGCACCCATACCAGGAACATTTATACCTAAAAACGGTAGCCTAAGACTAGACTTAGCCCCTTGTAGTAAGGGTCCTTCAGCAGCAGCAAATAAATGCCCTTGTTGAGTAATTAGGTCAGCAACTTCTTCCGATGTATTTGCTACCGATTCTCTTAACCCTTTCCAAACAGCTTGGTTCACTTCTTTAACAGCTCTTGAACCCCCAGTTTTAAAACCATCATCACCAAATTGAGATAGTGTTTTAAGTAATACTTGAGGATCAACTTTATTTTTACTAACTATATTAGATAGTTTACCTAAAGCTACACCTACTGGTTTTTCATAAGCAGGATCAGCTGCAAAACCTTCTAATTGTTTAAGAATAGGATTCAATACTTCATCAACATTAATAGCTTTCTTTGGAACTACCTCTGCAATTCGGTTCCCTAGTTTTGATACTAAAGGTTCAAGGGCATCTCTCTTAGCAGTAGCTGATCCTGCTTTAGTCAAGTTCTGAACAGTTTTAAGTACATCAGCTTCTTTAAGAGCGCCGCCTAATACTTTTGAGCCTTTACCTAAACTGCCTGGGGTAACTCCAGTAGCAAATTTCTGTAAACCAGCACCAATACTTTCAAGACCACCCTTACTTGCCGCCCTACCACCTAAACCTAAAAATCTGCCCAACATACCTCCTAGACCTCCAAAGGCAGCTTCAGCTGCTATTCCTCTCACATTAGATTTACCTGTTAATTTCTGTTCTACAGCTTCACCAATACCAGAACCAACAGCTCCACCAACAGGGCCGCCAAAAGGTAAACCTAGTAGACCTCCAAGTATAGGAAGTATATTAAACTTTTCTATGAAATTTTGTTTTGGTTCACTAGAAGTTTGGCTATCTGCTAAGGTAGCCTTACCAAAATCCATTCCCTTTAAAGCTCTTGCTAGTGCTCTTCTTCTTTTTTCATCATCCGTCATTACTTTCCTCCAAATAAAGCTCCACTTGAGCTATAACCGTAACCACTCATAGGATTGAAATTTAAATTTCCTAGGTTTAATTGTTGTTTAGCGTAATTTGCCTGTCCTTGACTAAGAAGTTTATCTACATAAGGATTGCCAGTTGATTTAACCTTTGGTTTAGGTTTAGGTTTAGCTTTGGTTGTAACTTTAGCTTTAGTGGTTGTACTTCCTTGTAGTAGTTTAAGAAAATCAGCAGCTGTTAATCCTCCACTAGCAGCTGCACTAGAAGCAGCCTTTATTTGGTTAGCTCTATCCTTCTCCGCCTGTCTTGCCTGAAAGTTTCGTTGGTTGATAGCTTGTTGAGCTTGAAATTGTCTATCCAAAGCAGATTGATAACCTCCATACTTTGTTCCATATAAAGATAAGGCACTACTTATACCGCTTTGCAAGGCTCCTGTTCTCACTCCTGCTATCCTAGTCATCAGGTCAGCTACTGATTGTTCCCTCTCGGCTGCTGTTTGGGATAGAAGCCCTGAATACTCTCTACGTATGGGATTTAGTTTTTCTTCCATAGTCTGACCAAATACTCCAGAGGATAAAGGTATTCCCCTAGCTCCAAATTCTCTTGATGTAACCTGTTGTTGCCCTGATATAGCTGCTTGCTGATTACCTGTAATTTGATCTAATACACTTTGATACCTTTGAAGCAAAGGAGCTTTCTCACCCTGCATAGCTTTAATAGTAGGAGCTACCGCTTTGGTGGATTGCCCTTGTGTGTTTTTTAGTATGGCACTATAGTTTGGTGCTGGCATAATGTATTCCTAACTTAAATTGTATTTCACCTTCCACCACTTGTCAACTAATTATAATCCCCTATTGGCAAATATTGTATATTTAAAATCATACGCTGCCGTTTCTAATCCTGGAAAAGCTCTTACTATTAAAGCATCGCTTGTTGACCAAGCATATAAATTTCTACCATCAGTAACAAAAAAAGGTGTATTAAGATATTTAGTTTCAGTAGTTTTCTTAGCCCAAACCATGAAAGCAGGAGTGAAACCAAGTGTGTGTGTAACTGTACCTAAAACGCCACCGCCTGTTGCATCAAGTACTGCGGTTCCTTGAGAATATATTTTCAAAGAAGGTAGATCAGAGGCAAAGATATAATCTTCAATGTAACCAGAATTAACATCTTTACCTGCCTTTGATACTCTCATTCCATAAGTATCCTTATTAGGAATTGTAGTTTGGGTACTCTGTTCGTTAACAGTATCTCCAAAAATATAATAGTAGTAACTTCGATTAGTGGCAGCATTAGTCATTAATGTAAGGTTAGTATCATTAACGTACCCAGTGAAGTTGTTACTATTAGAATCAGCATTAGCATTTTTATTTAAAGAAAAAGCAGTGTCAGTTCCCAAATCCATAAAGGCCATAAATTGAGGTGTGAAATTCATTCCATGAGCAATAGTGATAGTACCATTATTAGTTCCTGCACCTTCGGTTGCTATCTTTAAGGCATTATAGTCAGAATGAGTAACAAAATCCTCTATTGCAGTAGAAGTAATACTTGTTCCTTCTTTACTTACTTTTATTCCGTAACTCATAATGGATCATAGAATATATAATAATAATAATCATAAGTTCCAGCCTCACTAGCCTGAGATCCTACTTTAGTGATATACAAATTACTTGTATCAACACTCATTGTCCATAAAGATATATTTGGTATTAAAGTTGGGTCTGCTTGGGACAGCAGAAAACGTTTATTAGTACCTGGCAACTCCTCCATATAAACTAGACAAAAAGGATCATAATCAAGATTGTGAGCTATTGTTATTGTAGGTGTATCACCTTGGCTTATTGTTACCGAATCACTACCAGAAGAATATACTTTAGGTACTGGATAAGAAGAATCTATTGATAACTTATCAACAGTAGCAGTACTTATATCATTCCCAACTTTACTTACTTTTATTCCGTAACTCATAGACTACCAATTATTATGCGGTCATTCGTTCCATCATTTATTATGATATTAATATTATTACCATCCAATCTAGCATAAGCTGAATTAGGAGCGTTTCCAATATTTATGGGACTACTAAAAAACCCTTTGTTTAGTTTATTGGCACTCACACCCTCAAAACGTGCATCAAATTCGGTACTATTAGTGAAGTTACTTCTTAATGATAAACTATCATTACTTAGTAAATTATTGTTTAAGCCAATATCTGAATAGTCTTTCATCTTGACCTCACTAAATCAAAGTCTACAGAAAAACCATAAAAATTGTATCTAGCGGTTCTGGAATTATCATAGACTTTCCAGAAAAGTAATTTGCTTCTACTACCTTGAGGGAAATGATAATTAACTACACCATCTTTTGAATCTCCCATATCAATCCAATTCTTTGTTGGTTTAGTGAAAGTATCAGACAAACCTACTTGTATTTTAGCTTGGGCTCCAGGATTAAAAGAAGCTGTCATCTCTCGCCAGTCTTTATCTATATTTGGAGTACTAGCATGAATAACACCTTCGATAACAGTTTCAATAGCAACGCCATTATCACTTGTAACTGTACCTGCTACTTGATAACATTGAGCATCCGAAGCACCAAAGATTAATTGTTCATTGCCATTTATATCTTTAAAGGAAAGCCAGGCTGTAGGTCTATTAGCAAACTTGTAATTCCACCAATCATTATTTTGAAAGTCATACACTGCTATGGCATCAGCTATAGTTTCATCAGTTAAATCATCGGTTACAGTACCAATAGTGCTATAGTATCTATATTGATGAGTAGTAGCAGGCATGGTATCAAAAGTGGTACCAATTATTCCCTCACCTACATCATTAAAAATTTGTCTATCAATAGCATTAGAAAGTAATTCTGGTTTATCACCCCCATATCCAAAGAAACCACGTCTATTTGGATAAATTCTAAAACCTTCTATGTTACCAATAGCTGAATTGGAAGTTGGCCCTAAATTAGTAGTTAAGTCTACAAGATCAAACTCATCAAAGCGAAACATTTTACCAGAGTTTTTAGTAGGAATAAGCCTGTTAGAACTCTTAAATAAAGATAATAGTTTACCTTCACCTGGTATCAATACTGAGGAAGAATCATTAGTCCAATCAGTTGGTGTTCCTATGTTAGACCAGAAAAGATTAGAAGCCGTGCCAGCCGCAAAGATACGCTGATGGTATTCTTCTAAAGCAACGGCTGGTGGTGAAGCTGTAGCTGGAGTAAAAGAAGTACCGTTAGTAGAAGTAAAAATACTGCCAACACCATCACTAACGCATAGTGTGTCTTCTAGAACAGTATGAGTTATAGTACCTGCTGAATTAAAAGTTCCATTACCTGTTATAGTCCAATCTCCAGTACCTTGTTGTGAAGAATATAGATTACCGCCAGCGAAAGCGTAATTCCAAAACTGGGTACCATTATTTCTTTCCCAATTGAATAAACCTGCTACGGATGACCCGTTAGGCATAGTACCTAAGTAGGTAATGTAACCAGGTCTTTTTCTTTTAGCTCCAACAGGGAATGTTTCTACATTTACAGAACGAAGTAAATCACCCTCTTTATGAAGAAGTGGTTGTACTTTAAGGTTAATCCCACCAATATCATATACTTGTATCGTAGCCATAATTTACCAAAATAGTTGATCATCTGCTGATGTTGGTTCCACGATGTCTATATATTCAACACCTGATTTATCTCTGCTACTAATCTCACTAACAAAGTTAGCTTTGGCAGATAATGCCTCCCCTAGTTTATCCCGATACTCTCCTTGTTTATTATCTTTCAGGAAAGCCTGAGCCAAAGAATAATCAATAAAACTTCTGGTGTAAGGCCTTAATGGTTGTGGCAATTCATCAGTTTCATTAACTAATTGAGTTCCAAATCTATAAAATGCTAACCTAGCCGTACCAGCCGATCCATCTGGTTTAACTTGTAATACCGTATCTCCTTGCCAAGCATGGTAGGGATGAACACTACTAAATGTTTGGGATGGTAGAAAATCATTAATATTCATTTTTGTGCTTTGGTAGTAGTCAGTACTATTAGTTGTTACCCAGACCCGTCTGACATCTTTGAAATCAACTGTCGTGACAGTTCCTAGTCCCGCAGTCCCAAACCCCACATCAACTGTACCTAGAGCGTAATCTTCATTAACCGCTATCAAAGCAGTTACCATCTCATCCTTCCATTCATTAACCCAATCATCTATTTGATCATCAGTAACAAAGGTTGAGTTCCATAATTTACCTTTAATTCTATCTCTCATTCTAGCCAAAGAGTAGAAAGTAAATCCAGTTGGTGTAAGCCAATCACTCTGAGCTGTTTGCACTGCTAGAGCAGAGTTTCTAAATCTTGTTCTATAAGCATCTGTAGAGACTGCGGAAGTATCATCAAACTGGGTAAAAGCTACTTCATTGGAATAGTCCCAAGTATCGGGAGATATGGTAACAGTCCCGTCTGTCATTGGTGTAGCTGTTCCCGCTGTACCAGCCGATGATTTCTCAAAGACTACTTGATTCCATTTCAGGGCATAAACTGGAGTATCAGTGGGGTGTTCATATAAAGTAGTACCAGATAGGACAATCTGGGTTCCAGATGGAGCTGAAGCGTTGGCTAAGACTATCTCTGATTGATCTTGTCCAGAGTCACCAATCTGCATCCCCCAGTTAGCTTGGAACCCATTGGGATTTTTTATATAGATAGTACCAACGCCACTAGCTTGTCCTACCGCTAGTTGAGTTTTTGGCACATTATCTGTTCTTGGATTTTCTACTTTTATGAACGCCATATTTTGATTATACACCTACCTTTAACATATTCTTATTACTAATAAAGACATTACCATATCCTGCTGGAGCTTCGGCAGGTTTATGATCTACCAAAAGCCAAGTAGTAGAAACAAGAGAGGCCACTGAGTCA